GTCCATTATAATAATGTACCTCTACAAAATTGTAACCGTCTGGCAAAGGAAATTCAAGATATCCTATATGATCATTATTAAACCAAATACCGTCGGCATTAAATGAATTAGCAACAACATGACCACCAAGAGATTTTGCATAATTACTCCATGAAGCAAAGTCATTATATGGTCTAAAGTCGTATATCAAAGAAGACCCTCTGCTTTCTTTGTTTTTAAAAGAAAAATATTTATAGTCATCGTCTATTTTAATAGGTTGTAATGCTTCTTTTCCGTATATATACCATTGGTCAAAGTTTAAAACATATGACCCACCCCCTATTCCGGTTAATTTATTGACAACTAATGCAAAACTTGTATAATGATTAGATGTTGATACTCTAGTAATATATAAATCATTCACATATGATATATTTGTACCAGTTGTTAATTCTACCCATGTTGTTTCATTATTAGACCCATAAATTTTAAAGTTTCCGGGTGCTCTTGATAAAAACACTGGTCTTATTTTAAATCCGTATCCCGTAAGATTAATAGCAACAGGAAACTTTATTTTTACCCAATCGCCGTTATAACCAGAAACAATATGGTCATTCTGTGTATATTGCCCATTACCGTTTCCATCTCGGTATCTATGAATAGCCCAATGACCACTCTCACTACCATTCTCATCATTAAAAATATGAAAAGGTTGTGAAGAGCCACTATAAATATTATTATAACTAATAACATAAGTTCCATTACCATAAGCCTGTCCAGAAATTGAATGATTTTGTTTATTTATATTCCTAACAGGTGGGTACATGCGTTCATCACTTTCGACATTTGGTTCAGCTCCACCAAATCTACCAACAGGTTCAGAAGTTGTTTTATTGATAACGACAATATTATACCCTTTTGTATAATTAAAGTTTGCAATATTGTTAGTCAGTAATCCAATAATAGGTTCTTTAACGATAGAACCTTCGTCGGTGCCATTAATATTATATTTAGTATGAAATGTATTTTTTTCAGTTTCGGCACTAGCTTTAAGTGCTCTATTACTAGTAATAATATCATCTTCAACAGCAATCCAAACATCATATTTACCACCATATAGTGCGATTGTTTCTGATCTTAGAGTAATATTAAGACCGTTGCTAATATCCTTACTTTTATTTTCATAATACATTGACTTATAATTATTATTATTCCAAAAGGCTAGAGTTATTGGTAATTCTTCAAAATCTAAATCAAAGGTCACGTTGGAAATTTCGCTAGTATCGGTATTGTCAAAAATAGCTTTAATATCCATAGTAGTATTAATATTATTACTGTATTCTAAAATTTGCCCATCGCATAGATAGTTATATTTAAATCTATAAACTTGAACCTTAGTTTCGGGTATATTAGAAGATTTAAAGACAGTAAATTTAACAATGTGATCAGAAAAAGATTTAACATATATACCAAAAGCAGCTTTACCTGTAAAAGAAGATGGTTTTTCACCAGTAAAACGCGTTTGATCCTCGCTTAAAGCTACATCTTTTAAATCATCAAGAAGCCATTCATTATTTATATTAATTAATTTAAATTTATAATATTTAGTTGAAAGGTCAGGAATATTATCATATTTAATAGAACATATAGAATCTAATAAGTTGTTGTTATTTTCCAAAAAGTTAGTAGAATCATTAAATACTTTTGAAATATACTTACCAGATGAACCACCTTTAGTATTTAGACGCAAAGTATTATTATACGCAGTTTCATCATCTCTAGTACCAATATTTTTGTGAATAATAAAAGAATTATCTTTATATTTAAAACTATTATCTGATGTATCAATATTTTTAAAACATGCTGTCATATAATTGTGATTTTCAATATGTTCTTTATTGTTATAAGCCTTGTTGTATATTTTATTAGTTATAGTATTTTCTTGATTATCATAAGAGATGGTGTCAATTTCTTTCCAGTCGTCTTTAAACTCATATTTACAAGTAGTTCTTAAAGGGTCAGTATTATATAATTCGTCACAATCTTTTTTTTCATCTTCGCCAACAAAATAAACTTGACAATTACGTAATTTGAATTCGCCATTATATTTATCATTATCTTTTCCTAGTTCGTCGCCGTCAGGTTGTGTAGAACTAGAATAATTACTAGAAGTATTAATAATAGCTTTACCACCATTAGTATAAAAATTTTCAATTAACTTGTGTTTATTGATACTGTTTCTAAAATAATATAATATCGCAATTACAAGAATACAAGTTATAAATATTAATCCAATAATTTTTAAATTATTATTTATACTACCCAATGAATATTTATCATTCATATTATTTTGTTATTAATCTATTAATGTTATTTATTTATATTTTCACTTAATTTTCGTAAATAAACGATATTCGTCATATTTTTCAATATATTTTTCAATAGTAGAATCATTGACTATTTCAATATCAAATGGTATTTTTTTAAACTCTTGATCTGAAACATGATTATCAGTATAGGAAAAATCGTTCGGTCTTATTATGCGGATAATTGTCAAATCAAGAGTTTTTAATTTTTCATATTCGTGTAAAAAGCGAATATCACTTATAACATATGTATGATTTTCTTTAATTTTTTTGATTAAAGTATTTGCGAAAAAGTCTTTATTGATATTTGGAATTAATTGTTGAATATTATTTTGAAATATTTCAGTTCCAAAAAATTGTAGTGCTTGTCGCGGTGAAACACCCCATCTTTCGTCAATAGTATCTTTTTCTGTTCCGTCGCAATTTATTTCATCAATACCAACCTGTATATCATTAAAGTCAAATATAACTTTAACAATATTTTTAAGAGGGTCGGCAAATGCTAACTTGGTATATCCATATTTATGAGCAATATAATTAGCAAGAACATCTTTTCCAGAACGTTTTTTTCCACAAATTGCAATTATTTTTGCTGTCATATATGTTGTAAATACTCGTATTTTTTTATATAGCAATAATAAGCAATGAGTTTAAATCGCAAAGGTAATTATATCAGGGAAACTTATAATAATGAAATTGAGAGAATGGAAACATTTGTAGAATATGAGAATAAAAATAGTTTATCAGAAAGTACAATATCATCTATAATAATTATAGCTGGCGAAAGCGTAGGTTATTTCAAATTAACAAAAAATATAGATGGTGTATATACATTATCAATAGAAATAGAGGATGATTATCAAAATAAAGGATATTCTTTGATATTGTTAAAGAACTTTTGTATATTTATGAAGAAATATAGAAATATATTAGATATATCGTACAATACAATATTATATATCGATACAGACGCGAGCGAAAACGAGAATGGGGATTCATATTGGCGAAATATCATAGGTATGAATGAGAATCGTTATTATGAGAATAGAAGAGGTTCGCGTAAAATAAATGGCAAGGGATATGAGATGAGTATTACATTAGAAAAATTAATAAATGTAATATCTATAAAGTTAGGTATATAATATGTATATATAATAATATATATATATTATTATAGAGTTATGTCTTTGGTTGAAGGTATCCGGAAAAGAGGTAGAAGTGTATCAAAATCAAAGTCTCTATGGCGTAATGCGATAACAGAAATAATAGATATGAATAGATTTATAGAGACAGATTTAAGTATATTATTTACAAATGATGAAATTGAAAAGGCAGATTATATGTATAATATATTAAATGATAGTGAAAAACAAAAAAGAATGATAGATGCAGAAATAGAATATAATAAAAGGAAGAAATGGTTTGATAAATGGGGTTTTAAAGACTTTAGGATGTTTAGCAATAAGAATAAAGTAATATTTAATTTATTATTAAGTAATGAAGAAACATTATTAGATATAGATGAGTTTTGGTTAGAGACAAATACAAATACAGTTTATATGTATATGTTGATGAAAAGTATGAGAGAAATACCTTTAGGAATAGATTTGGGAAACACCGACAAAGAGTTCAATAATGGATTACTATCCGACTTTTCAAACCGTGATGATTTATTGTTTTTAATGATATTTATGTCTAATTTTGATAGATATCATAAAATAATAGAGAGAGATGCGAACGGTGTTATTTATGCGGATAGTTCTTTTTTGAATATATTATTAAATTCAGGTGATACCGGCAATAAGAAAAATAGAAAAGATGCTATGATAGAAATATCAAAATTAACAAATGTAATAAATAATATTAAGATAGAAAAGACCAAATATGAGTATATAGAAGACAAAAATAAATATAATGTAAGAATAAGCGATAGCTATATAGAGGAAAGGTTTAGTAATTATTACGAAATCAATAATAATGGAATGTATTATTTAACACGGGATGTAAAAAAGTTATACAGTTATATTTATTATTTATATAAGTATGAAAATGGAAACTTTAAATATGAGAATATAATACCTGTTATAGAGGTTGTGCTCCAAAGTTATAAAGACGCTAATAATTCAGTAATGGGTAGAAATAATTCAGTATTAACAGAGCGTGATTATGGTCAAATATCAGGAAGTTTTCCAAACCCATATATATTTTATAATTATAAAACTGTATATTTAGATACTATAAATAATGTATTAAAATTTGTAGAAAGGTTTAGACGACCTGCAAAAGTACAAAGAATAGTAGGTGGTTTAAATACAAAGGTAAAAAAAAAAGTATTCGGTAAAATGAGATGTATTTATAAAGTATATGGTTCAAGATTAGAGCATATAAAATATAATAAAGAATATATACCATTGAAGGTTTTCAAAAAAGAAAATTTAGAAAAAGTCAAACCTGTTGCTAAACAAGTAATTAAAGCTATTAAGATTAAATAAATGTAGATAATAGCAAAATATTTTAATATTTTTTCCATATTTTATTGCACTATAAATGTATATTTTTACATTTGTTCAATAATTCAAATAAATACTTACATTGAGAATTATCGTTCTCATTCGCGTTGATACATTTTAAATATGTATCTTTTTCAGGAACACAGTTATCTGGTATAGACTTATCTATTATTTCTATTTTACGGGTCCCCATAATAGCATCTATACCACGCGAAGCCAACTGGGAACCTGTTCCTAATGCAATACCTTGAACAACAGACCCTGCAATATTGCTAAACATACTTTCTTTTGTTGCTTGTGGTTGTATTTGAGATTGATGCGGATATTGAGCTGGTGGCGGTTGTATAGGTACTTGATAAGGATGTTGAGGCTGGTGAGGCGGTTGAGACTGTTGGGGCTGTTGAGATGATGTATTATATTTATTATTTAATCTTGTGCGAGGATTTTTGGCGATATAATCGCGGTTGTTGTATTTTTTCATATTTAAGATATAATAAGAAATAATTTTTAAATAATTGTATAAATAACTAATGAATATATATTATAAATGTAGAAAAGTGTTATATGGAAAGAATACAAATATTTATAGGAAAAATAATAGTACAATAGAATATTTTAAATATAAAAATAAAATATATAATGTAAAAGATTATAAATCAATAAAGGGTGGTGGTTCAGGAGAAGAAATAGAGAGTGTATCTTATAATAATGAGATATGTAAGGTTATCGAAGATAATTACCCATTGTTGTACGAGGTATTCAAAAATGATGGATTTATAGACAATGAAGATGTGTCAAGTAAGCATCATACATTTATATCAGAAAAGTTAAACAATATAAATATAGAATATAATAATTTTACAGATAGTAAAGGACATTATTTTCTTATTGTAAAAGAAATCAATACAATAAGAAAAAACTTAATAAGATATGATATAGTAATGAATGATTGTTTCATGTGTATGAATAAAAAAGCAACACATATATTTAAAGATTGTTGTCATAAGTGTATGTGCAAAGAATGTGCTACAATAGCAAAAAAATGCCCTTTTTGCGATGAGGAGATTAGCGAAAAAAATAAAGTACCGATAGAAATATTTGATTCATCTACAATACTAATAGGAGATGATAAAGATAAAAATATTAATTATGAATATAATTATGTACCAATAAAGAGTGAATTAGAAAATGAAGATAAAGAAGTATCGCCAATTATTCAAAATATAAGAGAAAGTGTTGTAAGTGTTGAAAGTGAAAAAAGGGTATCATTGCGAAAAAGGTCAATAAATGTAAAAAAAAAGATTTTAAAAAATATACCATCATCAATAATAGAATTCAAAAGATTATTAGAAGATAATTACCCTAAAATATATGAAATGTTTATAAAAAAAGGAGGAAATGTGAAAAAGGAAGAGGAATATAAATATTTTATAAATAAAAATAAAAAGATAAATCGCGAAAGATATTTGAAATATTCAAATGTATTGTTGAGGATGAGAGAAAGAGCATTAAAATTAGCAATAGCGGATGATGATTGTATAATATGTAATAGTAAAAAAGCGACATATACATTTGGTTGTGGTCATAAATGTATGTGTAGGAAATGTATGGACGGTATATTATATGATGAAAATGGGGAACTATTAACATCATATAAATGTCCAATATGTAATTCATCGGGTGAAATGGATAATGGTATAGCTTATGATATCATAGATGTATCATCAAATGATAAAAAAGAGAATGAAAAAATGTTAAAAATAATAAAGGGAGTTTAGGTATATTTATGATAATGATAAAAAATGATTTATTTATTTTTATAATAAATAAATGATATATTTTCAAGCATTATATATTGTATTATGTATTGTATTATGTATTTCTTTAATACCATCAATAATTTTAATATTATACAAACGGAGGTTATATGTAGTAAAGAGAGAAAAAGACTTTGAAATATTTTTAGAAAATAGATGTGGATGTCATAACTGTAATAAAGACGATGCGTTTAAGTTATCATATTTATGTAATAAAATAAAAGGGTGTGAATACATGGTTATAAAAAACGATAAAGAGAAGAAAGACTTTATAATATATATTAAAAATAAGAATAAACATCTAACATTTTTAGAGACAATATCAATGTATGGAATGTTATTAGATTATAAATATGTAAAACTTTGCAAAAAATATGATTTAAAAATAAAGACTATTAAAGAAGATATCAGTTATAATAGTCTTGATATAATAAATAAACACAAAAAACAAGAAGAATATCGTAATAATAAATTTTTAGAAAATGAGATAATAAATAAACTGTTTAGAACTAACTATAAAAATAAATAATATATATTAAAACATACTATCAATATATATATTGCATTTTTTTTCTAAACAAATATATTATACAAATGTTATATCTATAATAAATCTTAATCTTTTTTTTTAGATAATTGAAATATAATTGTTAATTTCGCATATATAGACCCATTTGTTTCCATATACAGTGTATTTTGTGTTATGAATATTTTGGATATAGTATGATTATTCAAAATAGATATCGTCTAAAGGAACAACATATTTTGATACAATAGAGTTCAAAATATCCAATGTGTCATCATAATCGGGGAGTATATTACCTTTTTCAAGAATAGTCTCCATTTCATCATTTATCAATTTTTGATATTGATATTAACGCAAACGAGGATGTTATAAATATTTATCTTAAGTACGGGTTGACGTATTTAGAAATAATTTAAGTATTTCTTTTGCAAGATTTGTATATACAACTTATTGTTGGGAGGTAATTATTATATTTATTACTGTTATTTATTTTAATGTTAAAAAATAAATTTCACAACATTTTAAATTTTAATATATATAGATGAAAAATAATTATATATTTCTATAACTTTCATCATTTCTATAATATTCTCCAAATAAAAAGATTATACGCTTCTCTACTCATTTTCCTTAAGTAGCATTATTTATAACTATTTTGCAAAACCTTTAGAATATATTTGAAAAGCCTAGCACATAATTAATTATTTCTATAAATTTTAAACTTTTCTATATATTCTTGTAATAAAAAGATTATACGCTTCTCTACTCATTTTCCTTAAGTAGCATTATTTATAACAATATTTCGCCAATCTTAAGGAATATATTTTGAAAAGCCTAGCACACAATTAATTATTTTTATAACTTTTAAACTTTTTCTATAATATTCTTCAAATAAAAAGATTATACGCTTCTCTACTCATTTTCATTAAGTAGCATTATTTATAAATATTTTGCAAAACATTAAGAAGACATTTGAGTAGCATTGCACATATTATATTTTTTCTATAACTTTTAAACTTTTTCTATAATATTCTTGGAATAAAAAGATTATACGCGCTTCTCTACTCATTTTCTTTAAGTAGCATTATTTATAACAATATTTCACCAATCTTAAGGAATATATTTTGAAAAGCCTAGCACATAATTAATTATTTCTATAACTTTTTCTATATTTTCTTGAAATAAAAAGATTATAGGCTTTTCTACTCATTTTAATTGTTATCATTATTTATAACAATATTTTGCAAAACATTAAGAATATATTTGAAAAGCCTATCACATAATTAAATATTTCTATAACTTTTTCTATATTTTCTTGAAATAATTAAATTATACTCTTATCTACTCATTTTATTTATTACCATTATTATGAAAATGTAATAAAAAATTAATATAATGACATATCTTTTTAAAAAAGCCCGTAGTTTATTTGATGACTACTATAAAAATATGGAGAATTGGGAACAATATGTATTTGTTGTA